CCATTCACCTGGTCGCTCTTTAAGCATTGCATCAACTCGAGCCCACTTGCTTGTGCGCTTGACTTGGCCTTGACTGCTTGGTGGGGGTGTTTCCCATTTAATTTGCTCATTCATTTTACCCTCCTACAGGTACTGTTACTGCGTTATGTACATTTAAGCATACAACTTTAGACTTGTCAAGTCAATTTATTTCTTTTCTTTTCCTATAACGAGCCACACGAATGCGAGTAGCAGAATTATAGGCATCAATGCATGGCTGGCATGTAACATGAGATTCGTCCTTTGTCTTTTGGCGTCGATGCCATGCCCACCCTCGCTCGGTCCCGTGTTCGACCTCTTTGCGGTTAGGTGGTTGGTATCCAAGTGATACCGAAAGAATGCGTAGTTCGTGGTAATCGAGTCCTGCCCAGATTCCCCACGCCTCTCGATGCACGAGCGCCCATTTAAGACAATCTGCCTTAATGGGACACTCTGAGCAAATCATCTTTGCTCGCATCTGAAAGCGACTGCGGTCGTCAAAGTAGAGTTTAGTTTTACCTAGACATCTTGCTCTGGACCAATCAGTCATTAAAAGTCGTCTTCGACGGCTTTCTTCTTGGCTCCTTCAAAAGGAGTTCCTGTAACCTGTGCTGTTGCGAATCGAAGGTCAGGTCCAACAGCCTCAGCGTTAAGGATTACCTTGCTGACTTGTTTGCCTTCCTTGTTCTCGTAACGGTCTTGGTTCAAGTTACCGTTGACTACAACTCGGTCACCCTTATGTAGTGAATCAGCAATGCCCTGAGCAAGTGTGCCCCAAGCGGTGCAGTCGAAGTAAGAAACGTATTCTTCCTCGTTCTTCTTTCTGTTTACTGCAACAGAGAAGTTCACAAGGGCCATGCCGTTGTTGGTGAACTTTAACTCTGGGTCGGCGGTAAGTCTGCCTATGATGGTGGTACTCATTTCTGTCCTATGCTTTCTCTAATTACTGCTCTGTAAGTGTACATCAATAGCCGGCCATTTGCAACAGTTTCACCATGTCTTCTAGTGTAACTACCGCATAGGCTCGACCTGCACTTGTGTTACGTCGCTTGATAACTGCTAAGCCGATGTCTGCCTTAGCGTTGTTCTTCTCTACCTCGGTTTCATCCATGATAGAGGCGAGTGTTATCTTGCCTACGTTCTTGCACTCAATCACAATGGCATGGGCAAACCCGTTGAGGTCACCCTTGTCAATCGTGTTTCCTGCACCGTAACGTCGCTCGACTTGCGGGTAGCCATTCTCGTTAAAGAACTTAGCAACGTCACGCTCCCATTGGGAACCTTTAGCCTTCTGTGGTGTCGTCATCTTCTTCAATCATGTCGTCCATCATGTCAGCAAGTGACTTTTGTAATACTTCCTGTGATACGCCATTTAGTATCAAGTGCTTGAACAATGCACCAATGGCTTTGTCCATACCTGCATTAACGGCGTCTTCTATGTCCTTATTTTCCATGTTGATTTACCTGCTTTCTTTCTATCTTGAATCATACCGTCACGCTTTTTAGCGCTAAGTCCTGCTCGATAACCAATCTGAAGAAACTCAGACAACGCTTCATCTAAGCACTGCTCGCTTACTGGGCAAGAAAAACAAATGTTTTTAATTGTTTCCTCGACCTTGTAATGCTGTCCCTTTGTCGGGTGAAAAATGTTGACATCCATTCCCCTACACTTTGCATCTTCCCTCCAACTCATTTAGCGACTCGTTTCATCAAGCCGTCTTTAAATCCTTTTGGCATCGGTACTGATTCCTTCCTTCGTTCCTCAATAACTCTTTCCCACTTATCACTGCGTGGGGTAGTGATAACAGTAGCAGGTTTATTGACCTTGGCATCTCGCTCACGCTGACCAACCATTGCGTCGTAGTGCTTACGAAACTTTTCGGGAGACAGTATGACCGTGCTCCAGAAGTCGTGACCCATGCACCACTTAAGCAACTCAGAGGCATGCGCCTCGTCACGCTTGTCAATGCGAATCATCTTCTCAAGCACTGCCACTGCTGTGTCGTTAACACGTGGTGGGTTCTTGCCATTGTCTTTAATGCACTGCACCATCTCTTTAAGTAATCTCTCACCAGCAACCCACGTAGGTTGTCCCTTGACGCTCGGTGCCTTGAGATTCTTAACTGCTTCTTTAGCCTCTGCAACTTGCTCAAGAGTGACTAAACCTTCTTCGATTAGTAGGCAGAGAACCTTACGGTAATCAACTGTTGCCATGTGCTTCTCGATACAAGCAGAGAGCAATAATAAAATACACGGCTGCATCTTGGAGGCTGTCCTCAATAGATTCATTCGTCATGGTGCCACCCTTAGCGGCTTTTTGTAATCGTTTAACCTTGTCGTTAGCCCTGATAACAGCACCAATCCAGCCTTCAATACCAAAGTCTTCACTCGCTCTTACGTTGGCGAATGGGTCCTCAAGCGTTGCGTAATCTGAACCCTTCTTGTTGTGCATCTCGACGATTTCATCAATCGCTTGCATAAAAGGTGTTTTGTTTTTTAGCATCCGTCAGTCCATTCTGGGTATAACCCGTGGTTTCTTGTCCAGAAAAAATACGCTACTGCGTTTTGTTCTATCTTATTTGCTTGGTTTGGTGTAGCAGGTAGACTAGGCATGTAAGAACGTGCAAACTTCCAAATCTCAGGCATGAACTGATACATTCCTTGCGCTCCTGATACCACGTTGGTGTCAACCAACTTGTTACGACTCTCGGTGTAAGCAATACATTTAAATTGCAATTGCACACTCGGTGGCAATGCTGTTATGGGGTCGAATGAACGAATCCCATTAGCAACCATTGTCGTAGGTACATCAACCGATGCAGTTGCTGACGGTTGTATAAAGTTCATGGATAGGAGTAACCCACCCACTACCAGTGTTGAACGTATCATTACTCACCTTTGGTCCTTGAAGACGGGTGAATCGCTTTCGCTAAATTCAACTCTAACTCACGAATCCTTCTGTGCGCATCACGTAGTTCAATACGTGTACGTTCTAACTCACCAACAAGCACCGTGTTTCGGTCCTGTAGGTACTCTAATTCACTTGACATTTGTATCCTCCTTAGATTCAAATCCAGTTAACTTACTTTTATTGCTCGGACAACGGTGTACTACTTCCTCTGCTCGTGCCTCAACGAGAAGAAGACATTTTGGACAGACCCACTTTTTCATATTGTTATGAATGTGAACGGTGGCATGGCCATGTTTGAGTGACGTGCTGTGGTCTTCAGTGCTACACGCACTGCGTTGTTACTTGCAACTTTTTGTTCTGCAAGAACAGCCAAGCAACCAGTCGCCACAGGGTTACCAGCGCCAACAGAGGCATAATTCTCCTTAAACTTAATCACCGAGAAGTCATCTGAAATCTCGTAGATGTGCTTCTTAGTGACAACCAATAGGTTCCACTCACCGGCAATGTTAGCCTCTTGTAGGTGATTACGCAAAGCGTACGGGTCACTAAGACCAGCCTTACGTGCGACCTCGATAACACGGAACGAGCCCGAGCCACCGATAAGTGTGTCGCTTACCTTCCATACCTTTGGTTCGGCTGACAACTGGTACAAACCACCTTCGTCGTATGCACCAGCGTCACCGCCAATTGAGTATGTTTTACCATCTGTAAAGCCAACAATGCAGGTCATTTAAAGTTCTCCGGTACTATGCCTCTGTAAGGCATCTGTTGGGGTTGAGGTTTGAAGGATGCTTCGCACTTAGGACAGAACACGTACGGCCGTTGCGTCAGCGCTACCATCCATTCGTGCTTGCATTCTTTCCACTTACTCATGATAACTCTAGGATTACTCCGACTACTTCTGCTTCGGATAGGTCGTTAAGTGACTTGAGTTCACGGCCTACTAAACCTTCTACAAACTTCTTACGCTCGACAGGCTCAGCGAACTTTGCTGATAGCAAGTCACGCATTGTCTCTGCCGATGTCTTTTCCTTTGGCTTAGCGCTAGCCTTGGCCCTAGTTGCTGAGTTGGCGTCGTCGTCCTCATCGGCCACTAGCCCCAAGCAACTCATATATGAGTAACGACGAGCATAGGTGCACGCACTACCAAAACTTTGCATGTCCTCTTTGGCAAGGTGTAGTTGCATTGAGTAAGCAATGTACTGACCTGATTCGTGAATCAAGTAGGTGAGTAGAGAGTCGGTGCCATCTTCTGAGTGAGTGATGAACTGACTAACTGCAAGACCATGCTTCGCTAGAACAGGTGCTGTGTGTTGCACAACCTCTGGTAGACCTGCGTACTTGCTCTTAAAGAATGGGTTAACTGAGCCCTTTGGCACTGCACTGAACTCGGCCTGAGCCTTTACCAGTGACATCGCTAGTTCGTTAATTTCTTGTGATTGCATGTTCTCTCCTTAGAACTCTGAGTCAATATCATAGCCGAGTGCAGCGAATGAGGTAATGATGGCGTCCATCGTCTCAAGGCATGCCTCGTAGTTTTTTAGATGAGCAAGGTACACCGATGCTCCATCCTCTTTAAGTACAACTGCCCAGTCGTTTGCATCTAAGCAATCTGGGTACAACTTCAGTTCTACGTCGTTACCTTTTAAGGTGATAATAGGTGAATCCATTACTTGCTCTCTCTCTTTGTCATTGCACTTGTTGTTATTTTTACTACACCTGGGCCATCGTCCATACACACAGACTTAAAGGCACAATACTCGCACTGCCACGCACGACCGTTAGGGTCAAGCGTCATAAACTTGTTGTCATCGTCCTGTGCCCATCGGTCAGGTAGGTAACCCGTGTCGATGGTAAAGGCAAATCCTTCAAGTCGCTTTAATTCTTCTATTGCTAGAGGCTCCCATTCTTCACGTGGAACTTCGAACTCAGCAAGGAATCGGTTAACGCCTTCGATGCCTAAGTTCTTAGCCTTCTGCTGTGACAAAGCCTCGAAACCAATGCTACCCATAACAAGTGTCTCAATGCGAATCTCAGGGTTCTCGCCTTCGATGCCTAATGCATTAAGTCCCGCTTGAGCAACAGCCTTACCGGCTGGTCCCTGTGGGTTTGAGATAGTACCACGTAGTCTGTTCCATCCGACTTGTTTGTCAAAGGCATACGTTCCCATGGTCTTAAGTTCGTACAAGACGTGAGTGCCACCGTAGTTGCTACCAACATCGTGAGTACTGATAAGTGCGTCACACGAGCCTGATATGAAATCTCCTATCATCGATGGGACTTCAAACTGGGCAGACGGGAAACGACGACTAATCGCATCCTGTAGTGCTTCGTGCACAATGGTTCCCAGACCTGTTACCCATGCACCTGCGTGGTCCATTGGCTCAGTTGGGTCAGCGTCGAAAGCCGCATAACCTTGCTGTCGACCACACGAGAATGTAGACGAATAGCGCAGTGGCGTATTCTTCGCTGTTGGTTTTGGTATCTGCGACTTAACGTGCAGTTCCTCAACAAGCAGTCCAGTAATAACTGGGTTAGATACTTGATTCATACAACTCCTTCCTAGAGTCCAATAAGATTAGCAACTCTAGAAGGGCTTGTCAAATACTATCTATCTCTATTTCGTCGTGGTAGTCAAACAAGTGGTCCATAATCTCTTGAAGACCATAGATAGAACGCTGAGTTCTACACAGTTCGCACTTGTAACCACGGAAGTCACCCTTGTGCTTCATGACGACTTCGCCTGTTTCTTTGTTAACAATCGTTGCGTAACTCATATATTTAACAACCCTCCAAAATCGTGTGTCTTCTGCTTTACTGCAATAAGGTTGGCCTGAACGTAAGGTATGTGGTTCTCTCGATGCCAGTCGCTTGGAAAGAAACTACGTAATGCTGACTGTTGGAACCTGCACTTGAAGTCAATGAAGTCCGAGTACTGCTTGTCTGTGTAGTACCAGAAAGAGTTCTCGTTCCAGAACGCAATGTGTGTCGGGTCTTGGAAAGCGCCACGTCCATCACTGCTTGGGGTCATAGATAGCAACATGCCACCGTGTGCCAACTTGTCGTAGCACCATTCCATGAACGCTGTCTTGTTGGGTAGGTGTTCCATGAAGTCGTACGCACGGATAACGCCGACGCTGTTGTCGGCAATGTCCATGTCAAAGATGTCACCCACGTAGTCGACGCCTTCACCAGGGCGCAAGTCAACGCCAAGGAATCCCTCAGCCTTGTTGTGGTGTGCACCTAGGTCAAGGGCTAGCAGACCCTGATTCTTAGACCAGGCTAAGGCGTGGTCCTGAATAGTCCTGTAGTACATGTCCACTGTGCCAACCTGAATGTCTGAATTTCTTACCTTCTGGGTGTTGTTAGAATGGACACGCTGAAGATACAAAATCTCAGGAATGTGGTAAAACTTCGTGACCTTGTAGAACTGAGACATTATGTCCTGGTCGTCTAGTATCTCTAGATTGGCACGATACCCCTCTATTTTGGCGTATAGGGCACTCCGAAACGCCCTCAAATGGTTGGGGGCGAACCAAATATATGACACGTTGTGGGGGTAGGGTTCAAAGGATAGGGCGCCTAGGTAGCCTTCTTCGTTGTAGTACTTCCACCCGTACTCTGCATCAAAAGGTGGCACCATGTCAGGCTTGCCATCTCCAAGGACCTGAGCGGTGTCAGAATAGACAAAGCCAACTTCAGGCATGTTGTCGAACACGTACTCCACGTCCATAAGGGCGGTAGGCATCAGCATGTCGTCGTGGTCCAATTCCAGCAGGATGTCACCGGTACATAAAGACACGGCCTCACGCTTTAGGGCACCGACGCCAGTCAGACTTGAGTCAGCGTAGACCAGTTTCACACGGTCATCTTGTGGCTTCTCCCAAATGGCTTCACCATTGAGCAGAACTACCCATTCCCAGTTCTCATTGGTCTGTTCCTTCAGCGACTTGTAACAGTCGTTAAGGTACCTAGGGTCGTGACTCGGTGTGAATATGCTTATCACGTTTCCTCCAATGTATTGTGTTCTTTAAGTAAATAGGACCATAAAACAAACTTGCAAGGCAGAACCCGTATTGATGCGTGTGAAAACCGTAAATAGTCCACAAGAAAGCGTTAACAAAAAGAATAATCCATGACCACCACAACTTACGGCCTGCTAGGTACGCACCAGTCATACCGATTCCTTCAAGAATGAATGACCACATTAAAATGAGTACTCTACGCCTGGGTGCTTCTTCTTCATGAACTGCACCAGTGGCATCTTCTCGTAGCGTCGGCACAGGTAATCCAGGCTGACAAACATCGGGTCGTAACTACCGTCACGCACCTCGTGCTTAACGATTATTCCTCGCCAGTGGGCGTTCCCCTGCGGGCCTTTATAGTCTTCATCATGGAGGTAGCATGCGCCCGCAACAAGGCCATGTTGGCTTTTGCCAGCGACGAATCTAAGTCCGTAGGCGAGCGTCTGTTGGTGGCCCATCGTGAAACTATGGCCAATGGATTTAAGTCTCGCTTCAACGTTGCCTCCTAGGGGCTTGCCGGTCATTGGGTTATAGAAGTAGTGGCTGTAGGCTACGCCATCGAGCCATAGGATTTCTAAGTAGTTACTTACTTTCCATCCGCTTCGGGCGTAGTCGAGGTGGTCTGTGGTAACAACTCCTTCAAGTTGTGCATCCATTGAGACAGCACGGTTGATTCTGTCTTCGTGGTTGCCAAGGAGGATGTGCCTCTCAGGGTTCCATTTAGCGTGCCTGGTCTTACGACGATTCTTGTTGAAGTCGGTGAGGGCTTGGTTGAGGATTGCCCATGCGTCATTAGCGGCCTCGATATCTTGCTTGTAACGGCGACCCTCCATAGCCTTCTTGCCCTTGTCATACATCGACAGGGACGGCATGTCTGCGTGGTCACCTAGGTGAATAATTTTAATTGGTTTATCGTGAAACTCGTCCACAATGTATTGACCAATCCATTTAAGGTGGTCAGTTGGAGCACCAGGTTTAGCCTGAGTGTCCGGAATAACAATGTGTGTTGTTGGTATTTGCAAGGTAATACTCCTTGTGTAGTCCGCCCACCAGGCAGTTTAACACACAAGTTACCAACAAACAACATTATTGTAATTTATTTTCTGGTTACTGCTCCAGCAACTTCAGAAGGAGTGATGCTGTAAAGGTCTGGCCAAGCCATAGCGCCAGGGAAACCTGCATACCAGAGGGCTCCAGCCACCAATCCAGAGCAAATCCAAGTACGAGATTTACGTAGGCATATGGCGTCTGGGAGTATGTTATCCAGGGCACATGAAAGTATGCTAAGATAACTGTATTTCAGGCCCACCTGAGAGCGAGCGAACCTTAGAACAAGTTCACGGTTCGTTGTACTCGGTAGTTCCACTACCTCGTACGTGCCACCAAAAGCAGATTCATCAAGAGTTAAGTTGTCGGTGATACCCTTCGGTTGGGCTTGGATGAGGTACCACTTACCGTCCACGTATCTATCCAAAATGGCAACGTGATTCCATTTCGAGTAGTTGGAGTAGGGCATGAAGTGTTGCGCCCAACGGATACTCTTACCAATAATTCCTTTGGTTGAACAAAATACAAGGTCACCTGGATTCATCTTTTCCCTCTAAGTAATCGACACGTGCTTCTAGTGCCGCTAAATCGTAATCTTGACGTTGGTCAGTAACGTCTTCAATGTTCTCGTGACCGTGACGTGTAGCAAAGTACGTGCTTATGTATGCAGACACAAGACAGAAGCAAACCAATTGCCATGTGAAGTGACTGACTGCTGTCTTAATGCAGAAGATGTTGGCAAGCCAGTAGCCCAACTCGGTCATGCCTGCTACGTGTGGTCGTCCTCGTGCCTCGGCTTGAACCATGAGTACAGAGAATATGTTGGCCACACCAAGTGATAAAGCCGCTAGTAATGCAATCTTCATTTGTCGTCCTTTAATAGTTTGTGTATTTCTTGCACCAGAGCGTGTGTCTCTAGGTCTAGTTGGTAATCCTTGACCGAGTGTTCAGTGTCGTTCTTCTGCATCTCGTCAGAAATACGGTCTGAGCGCTTGGCTGAGATAAGTAGCACTGAACCTTGTAGACCAGCCACCATAGAAAGCACTAGGTTAAGTCTGAAGAATGGCGCAGGGTCAATGCCGAAACCGGCAGAGAGAATCCATAGAACCATGGCGCTACAAAATACAATCAGGAATGTCCAGGTGCCCATGCCATGACGCATAAGGTCTGCACACTTTTCCCCAAACGTACGTTTCTTATTCGTAGTCAAGGTCATTAAGGTGGGCTTCGAGGTCTTTGGTGACACGCTTAATGGCTTTCTTATTCTTCTTCTGCTCGTCGATAATTTCTATTACTGCTTTTTCTATCCTGTCCACTGCGTCTCGCAGTGAACTACCGTGATTTGGCGACAACTCAGCCTTCACTTTCTTCCAAACAATACGGCCAACAAAAAAGATAACGGGGAAAACAAATACTGCTAGTACTTGTGAAATGCTGGCAAGGCTATTCCAGTTCATGCGCTCGGAACGGGGTGTGCTGACGTTGCGTTCAGTTGGTTGGTGTTAAAGCGTAGGTAGGTCTGTGGAAGTCGTCCGTCTTGTGATACATGAACATACGAAGGGTCGCCTTCTTGACCATGGCTAATTGTTAAAGGGTTCTTAGCGTTAGCACCTGACACGTCAACAACGAGTGCTGTGTGCCAGCCAGTTCCAGGGCCGTACACAATAACGTCGCCAGGCTGTACCTGAGCAAGGGGAATCTTGGTGCCGTGGCTAAGCAGTGTGCCGGTGTAGCCTTCGCCGTCATAGTTCTGACCGTTAGGGTCTGGTGCGCCAGCGTGGTTGTAGCAAAGGGTTACAAACGCTGAGCAATCAGCAAACACAGGCCACTTAATAGGGTTCTGGTTAATGGCTTCCATGCGTTGTCCACCTTCGGTGTAGTGGAACTGCTGGTGATGAGCCGCAAAGTACTTAGCCCATGCAACAATGTTCTGTCTTACGTCTGTCATTACACTCCTTTGATTTCTGTGATGCATGATGCTCCGCAGAGAATCAATGCGTGAGGGTATGTCGATGCGAGTGGTCCTACTGCGTCAAACGAGACACGTAGGTATCCTGCCGATGGTTCAATAACCTTGTTGCACCCATCGCATGTTGCTGTAGTCGTGAA